CGAAAAACACCCTATTTTATGCACCACGTGATTACCATCTTTAAAACTGTAGCATATACGACCTTGTGGTGATTGCCATTGCATAGTACCTGCTGTTCCTTCCAAGTCAGTATCTAGTAATTTAGCATATTGTACTACTGTATTAGTCATTAGACATCCTTACTTTAAGTTCTGTGTATCCACCTACATACTGCATATCGTTTAGTTCTATTGTGAATATTTGTGGGACAGTTCTAAACTGAATACCTGCGATGTCTTGCAATACCACTTTATCCTGTTCATCCATGTGTGTGATGTCCATGTAACGATATGGTATATCAAGTCTGTCTAGCAGTCTCTTGGCTTCTAAACAATACCCACATCCTGCTGTTCCATAAATCATATATGTCATGATAATTCCTCTTTGGTTCTTCCTGATACAGGGTAAAAATTATCCTGCATAAACTCACCGTTATACCATTCAGCATACACTAGATAAATATATCCCACTGTAGCTAGTGTCTCTAACTTTATCTCCCAAGTGTCATCACCAAGAGGAAAGTCATTGTTGAAAAACTTGACAGCGGTATTCTTCTGACCGTGTAACTGAGATACATCCTCTAACTTCACGGCATAAATATCATCCTCGAAGTGGTCAGCATACGTTTCATCATTACAAACTACAAAATAAATCATCTATTCTTCTCCATACTTCTTCATTAAATAATCCATGTTAATGACACAAGGACTACAATCACCATCCTTAACATCATGTAACATGACAAGTCCTCTCCAGTGGTCATTGCCTTGATAGCCAATGTATCCCTCATGGTGAGTGTAGAAACTACCTGCAACAATACCCCAATACTTACTACCATCATTGCCTGTTGTTGTAGCAATGTCTAGTCCTTGTTGGTGTCCCATTACAAAGGATGTCTTAACCTTCTGCAATTTACTGTGAGCTGTACCACCAAGAGGTCTACCACTCATAGGATTGTAGAAGTAGTGGGCGAATGCAATGCCACCAATAGACACAGGGTCTAANAACTNATGCACTTCCCATCCATAGCTTTCTAAATCGAAATCGCTTGGGTAAGAGATAACACCAGACAGAGAAGGGTTGTCAGCAATATAGCGTGACAAGCGTTCTTCATGATTTCCGAGACAGAAGTGCATCTCTGGTCTATAAGGTCTTTTCTTTTGTTTCTTCTTTTTAGCATTGTATTCCATTAGAGGTTTCATAAGTCTAGCCATACCCTCTTTACCAGAGTCTATGTCTTTAACTATACGTTGTCCCTCTACCTCAATCTTCTTGTTGTAATAAGATACAGATGGCATATCAAAGTGGTCGCCTATGTGAACAATCACATCAGGTTTCTTATCTATAATATACCTACCGCAAGCTTCTAAGTGGTCAAGGTTTACACCATCTCTCACTTGTGTATCAGGTATAATTAATATTTTAAGACTCATAGTATATCCTTATGGGATAAAACCCATTCTGCAAACTTTATTAATTCATCCTTGTTTGAAAAGGATTTCATACTATTCGCAAGATGCGATATAACGTGAATATTCCCTTGAACGTATCCTTTACTGTTGTCAATCCTGTCTAAAGATGGTGAGTTTTTAGCTCCCCCATGACCTTCACTAATTATTAGTGGAATACCAAGTATAGGGCAGGTCTTTGGTAAGGTTATATCTTCATGTGTGATTGTAAAATCAATACCTTTCTTTTTTGCACGACTTCTTGCTGAGGTTACTAGACGCCTTTCTTGGTTATTTTCTAGATATTTACGACTATACTTACTAGACCTGCCATCTAAAACGTATTGATTTTGTCTACAAGACTTAGAGCAATACCTATTATTCTGACCTCTCTTAAAAAAAGGACTCTCACAAAAAGCACACAATGCCTCAACCCCAGATGAGTAGTTACCTTTCTTTGTCTTTACTAGGATTTTCATTTCTTACGCTCCTCCTGTGTCTTGACATGGTGACATGGTTTACACAGCACCTGTAGATTGTCAGCTTCACAGAATAATCGTTGTACAAAAGCAGGTAGGTCTTCATAACACTTTAAACTACCTGCACTCTGAATGTGGTCAACCTGTACATCTTTAGACTTATGATATTTCTTACAGTCTTTGCACTTGTATTCCCACTTCGTTCTCTTGTCGTCCCCTTTGTACGGTCTACGTGCTTCATTCAACACTTGATAACGTACAGGGTATTTACTCCAAGCCTGTCTCAGGGCTGAACGTATGAAAGTCCAATATCTACTCTCTGTCCATGTGTTCCCTGCTCTATTCTTTACTACTTTTCTTGGCATTAGCTATAAGCTCCTCACATAGTTGTGTCTCACTGAACATGACAGGACTGCCATCCTCTTTTAATTCTAAACACATCCATAATAGATTGGCATTCTCAAGTAGTTCATCAAGGTTGTTGTCGTACAGTTCAAGACACTTATCAAACATGTCCTGTATATTGCACAAGTCATTGATAGCATCATAAGCTTTCTTAGCTCCAACACCATCAACACCTCGTATAGAGTCTGTCTTATCACCCATTAGAAGTTGTGCAAAGAAGAACTTTAAACCTCCTCCCTTACATCCCTTCTTAGAATACTCTAGGTATCCTATCTTGTCTATGAATGTAAGAGGAAACTCCTCCTGCTTACCACACTGATAACCGTAGTGCCATCCTCTCACCATGCGTAGGTCTTTATCTCTTGAGACAATAACGCTGTTGCCTTTCTCTTGCATCTGTCTGATAGCAAGCCAGTCATCAGCCTCCATTCCGTCAATCACTTTAGCACTCCAAATAAACTCCATCCACTTACGCATCTCATTATAGAGTGTAGGCTTCTTTCCTCTACCTGCTTTATATTCTTGTATCTTTGCTATGTCATTACGGAAGTTGTCTTTGCCTGTCAGATACACCTCTATCTCTGTGCATCCTGTAGCTTCTAAGATGTTCTTCATACGTTGTTCTGCGGCTGTAATGCAGTAGTCCATAGAAGGATGTCTGTCATCCTCTAGTCCACTCTCAGCCGCAAATGGTATGTCATAACACCATAAGTCACCGTCTATTAAAGCTATTGTTGGTTTTTTCATATATCCCCCTAAAAAGAAAGGACGCACAAGGCGTCCTCTAAATCACCCCCAAGGGTCTTCTTCTGTATCAGCTACAGGTTCAGGTTGGGGAGTGGGTTGGGGAGTTTGTCCACCATTAAGTGCTTTGTCAAGAGCAGAGTTAGGGAAGTCTAACGCTTTCGTAATCTTCTCTTGTAACCACTTAGGCATGTTGTTGAAGTTGTTAACTGTGTTCTCATCTACATGACGTGTAGAGAACACCATCTTCTTCTCTGGTGCATAGATGTCAGGGATAGCCATACCTTTAGGAACAGCTAGTACATCTTTAACATCATTGTAGTATTTGCTTGGGTCTTTCTTACCTTGTGTAGCTGTTACATACACTTGTACTTCTTTACCGATTGCTTTAGCCCAATCACCACCTAGTTCATTGGTTGGGTCTAGCTTCTTCATCCACTTAACACAAGTAGACATGTCAGCTCCACTAAATACCATCTCTTTAGATAACCATCGTGGTTGGTTAGTAACTACACCGTCCTTGTCTACAATCTCGATTGTTTCATAAGGTAGTTCAAACGTGATACGAATGAAAGGTGCAGGAGTTTTAGGCTCGCCCTTGAATGGTTGTCTTTCTTGTACACCTAGACCAATCACTTGTACAATACGTGCTCCGTATGTGCCAGTCTCTAAGTGTCCGTGGTCAGGACGTTTGTTAGTGTTTTGCGGTTTTACTTCATTAATATTAAACATTTTATATGCCTCCTTACGGCATCAGGATAAGTTCCTGTCAACTGTTAGTGTATATCTAGCCAAGTCTTACCGACCATTCCTTCACCTATCTGCTCCACAGGGAGTTTAAGATGTTTGGATGCTTGGTTTATGGCTTTCTCAGCTAGTTCTTTACATTGTTGTGAAAGCTCATCCTTCACTTCAATAGTAAACTCATCATGGGCAACGCCTACATAAGCATAGTCTTTCCACCATACCCATCCAAGTTTCTCTACCCACTTGTTAAAGAATAATAAAGCATATTGCATCAGTATCGCTTCATCACTCTGTAGTGTGTATACAAGACAGTCTTTCTCAACTTGCACTCTTACAGGTGCTTCGTCTAAAGCAGGAACATATCCGTTCTGCTTCTCCATCTTGTCGTACTTCTCATTATAACCAACCTTTGCAGTATCTTTCCACCACTTTTTCAAGTGGTCGGATGTCTTCTTCTGTACGGTGAACAGGTTGTCCATCTCAGCACGTACACTTTTACCTACATTCACTCTCTGGCTTACCTTAGAGTGTGACATGTCTCCTAGCTTACCATCTCCACAAGCAAACTTATAGGCAAAGTTGAAGTTCTTAGCTATCTTACGGTTGATAGTTTTGAGGTTGTGCTTTACGAGTGCTTTGTTAATAGCAATCATAGCTTGCGAGTGACTGTCTGTCTTAGACTCCTTGTCACCATGTAGGAGCATGTGTTCAAACTTATCATCATCATACCCATACATCTTACCTCTTGAAAGTAGCATCCTATCCTGACAGCCACTTGCATCTGTACCAACTAGGCTAAACCCTTCTCTGCATATAAACAGACTACGCATCTGCTTACCAAAGAATGCTTCAGGTGAAGGTACATTAACCAACACACCATGCTTCAATCGTCTGGTATCTGCGAGTCCTAATATCTGTTGAGACAGTCTACCGTTAGCTCTGGTGTTCCTAATCCATCCCTCGATAATACCTCTACGTTGTCTACACTGGAAACGTTTGGCTATCAGACTACCAAGTCTTCCCTTTAAACCAACAAAAGGATCGTCTTTCGATAATGAGGGAGATGTCCTGTTACCTACCTTATCCTCGTTCCATATCTTAGGCTTCCATCCTAGTGAAAGGAGATAGTCACAAGTTTCAGCACGTTTAGATAGGTCTAGCTTACGCCACACTATTCTACAGAATTGACCTGATACAAAGTCACAGCCTTCCCCGTAGTAGTCTGTCACCATCTTAGAATAACTACCGTCTTTCTTAAATGGCTTCTTAACCTCTACACCCTGAACCTCAAACACCATAGGAAGTTGTGGTTGAATAGCTATATCTATACGCTCCATCCACTTAGTAAGCATACGCACATAACGTATAGCTCTGTCCTTATCAAACCTCCATCCTGCTCTCTCTTGTAATGACATAAGCTTCATATACTCATGCGTTAAATCAATAGCACGTTGTGGATAAGGAAACTTGTTATCCTTGAACCACTGCATCTTCTCCAGACACTTCTTGTAAATACCTAGTTGAATGTGTGTGTCTTCTACACACCTGAACATCATGTGCTCAGTGAATACAGACCAATCTTCATTCTTAGGCTTCTGTCTACCAAGCTCTTTACCCCAAGCATCCACACCATGACGTTTACGCTCAGAGAATAGAAGCTGTGAGAGTAGAAGTGTATCTGTCACTTTCTTATCCCACTTGAGTTTTAATATCTTCTGCATAAGAGGGATGTCATACATAACACCATTGTGCATAATCAATTCACCAACACCATCAAGGAACTCAACCATCTCCTGCATTTGGTGTGGTCTAAACTCAAACACTTCCTTTGTATCTATATCTATGAAGCAACCGCAGTGTATAACAGTGGCTTCATGTAAAAGCCCATTAGCTTCTAAATCTGCAACACATCTACGCATACCTTTTCCTATATAGATTGATGTTGTTGTGGCTCTAACAATCTACCCGTGTTCTTGTTGTAGAACGTAGGGATAATTGCACTCTCACCGAAGTTACGGTCTTCCAGTATCACTAGCTTACGTGTGTTACGTTCTTCCTCTGATAGCTCAGGGTCTTTGTTCCCCTCAATACCTATCATAAGATGACAGAATCTAGCCATTGCCCTACTACCTGCAAACTGGCTTGATAACACCTTGCCACCTCTATCATGTGGTTCACCCTTTTGTGGGTTGTTTAAGTG